GGATGATACTGCAACCGATGAAGCAAAGCGTCAATCTGCTGCTCTGGCGTATTATGCATCTGAAGAAATTAAAGCGGCAGCTGCAACTAGAACAAAATCTGGCATTGCAGCGCAAAGAATTGCGGATGGCGTTAGAGTCAGCAAGTCCAGCAAAATCGGTGAGTTCCGTTATGGTTTCGCATCACAAAGGTTTTCAGGTGGGGCTACGACTCAAACCTTATGGGGTGGTATGGAGTTTGGATCAAATAAGTTCAAACAGTTCCCTACATATTCTGGAAGGCAAGGCAGAGGTAGTCGAGGATGGTTTATCTATCCAACCCTTCGCAGAATTCAGCCTGAATTGATTAATAAGTGGGAAGCAGCATTTAGTAGAATTCTTAAGGAATGGGTCTAATGGCAAAAGATAATAGAACCTTAAAACTATCGATACTTGCCGATGTTGATGATCTAAAAAAGAAACTAGGCGAAGCCGATAAATCGGTAGAAAATAACGCAAACAAAATAAGTGAATTTGGAAAGAAAGCTGCGTTGGCATTTGCTGCTGCTGGTGCTGCTGCCGGCGCATTTGCTATATCAGCTGTTAAAGCTGCTGCTGAGGATGAGAAAGCTAGAAAATCCCTTGAGCAGACAATTAGAGCCAATACTAGGGCTACTGAGGAACAGATCAGATCAATTGATGTTTATATTACTAAGCAAGCAATTGCAACTGCTACCACCGATGATGTTTTAAGACCAGCGTTATCTCGGTTAATTCGTTCAACTCAGGATGTTACTAAAGCTCAGGAATTGTTAAGCCTTGCTCAAGAAATTAGCGTGGCAACTGGTAAGCCATTAGAAACAGTTACAAACGCATTAGGTAAAGCCTATGATGGGTCAAATACAGCATTAGGTAAATTAGGCCTAGGAATAGATGCAGCAACATTAAAAACCAAATCATTTGATGATATTACTAAAGAGTTAAAGACTACCTATGGCGGGTTTATTGCCAATGAATCTACTAACGCTGAATTTAAGTTTAGACAATTAACTATTGCTATGGATGAGGCTAAAGAACAAATAGGAGCAGCATTACTTCCTATTTTTGTCAAATTTGCTGATTATTTAATTCAAAGAGTAGTTCCTAACATACAGGCATTTATATCTGGATTAACGGGAGATAACTCAATCGCGTCAGAAACAGCTAAAGCGACCGAAGGTGCTTTTCAATTTGGTGAACAATTACGAGGAGTTATTAAGTTTGTAATTAACATTAAAGATGAATTGATTATATTAGGTGGAGTTATAGCCACAGTATTTGTTGTCAATAAAATTGCAGCATTTGTTACCGCTATTGGAACATTAATTGCAGCCATGAAAACACTTAGAACAGCAGCAGCAGGTGCAGGTGTTGCAACTGCATTTGCTACTGGTGGAGCATCTGTTGGAACAGCAGCAGCAGCATTAGCAGCTGTGGCAGTTACTTATGGATTAAGTCAATTTGCTAGAGGCGCAGACGAAACTGGAGCAGGTGGATCATCATTTGAATATGGTGCAGGTAATCCACAATTTGGTTTGCCAACAGGCGGTGGCGGAACAGGCGGTGGCGGTTTTGGTGGTGGTGGTGGTGGTGGTGGTGGAACAGGCGGTGGCGGTTTTGGTGGTGGTGCAGGCGGTGGCGGTGTTAGCACTCAAGCAGCTACTAGCTTAAAAGATTTAGCAGATAAATTATTAAGAGTTCAAGATCAATTTACAGATTTAACTTTTCAAGTTGCATCTGGTGGAATATCCAAATCAGCTGCTCAAAAACAATTTGATGCACTTCAAGCACAATTTAGAGTATTGGAAAAGCAAGGCAATACATTAGCAGCCAATCCAAATATAGTTATCAATGTTTCAGGTGCAATAGATCCAGAGGGAACTGCTAGAGCTGTGGCAAATCAATTAAATAGTCAGGCTGCTAGAAGCGTAACCGCGCTTAGGGATAGATAATGTCAGATTTTACACCAGACTGGAAATTAACTGTCGGTGGGGTTGATTATACTAACATCACCATTTCAGATGTCCAACATCAAGCAGGTCGATCTGACATCTACCAGCAGGCACTTCCTTCATATATGCAAGTTACGCTAGTTGCATTAAATAACCAAACACTTCCATTTGACATCAATGATTCTTTTGACTTGCAAGTTAAAGATTCAACTGGATCTTATGTTTCATTATTTGGTGGAGATTTAACGGATGTTACAGTAGGAATTTTACAAACAGGTGCAGCAGCCACAGTTGTTCAATACACGCTTTTGGCTATGGGTTCACTTGCTAGATTAACCAAAGAAATCTTTAATGACAACATTTCTCAGGATGAGGATGGCAACCAAATCTATGAAATTCTTATAAGTGTATTGCTTGGAACTTGGAATGATGTGCCAGCAGCTACAACTTGGGCAACTTACAATGCAACCGAAACTTGGGCTAATGCACAAAATTTAGGACTTGGCGAAATAGATCAACCTGGTCTTTATACCATGAGTTCACAATCAAATGTTACTGACACTATCTACAATGTGATTTCAGATATTGCAAGTTCAGCATTTGGATATATTTATGAGGACAATGCCGGAAACATAGGTTATGCAGATGCAGACCACAGACAGAATTATCTTTTAGTTAATGGTTATGTTGAACTAGATGCTCGCCATGCGTTAGGCGCTGGCTTATCTACAATCATGCGTTCAGCAGATGTCCGAAATGATATTTATATAAATTATGGCAATAATTACAATTCACAGGTTGATGCCACAGATGCAGCTTCAATTGCCTTATATGGCTACAAAGCGGAAACGATTAACTCTCGAGTTCATGGCGCGACCGATGCTCAAGCTATTGCCGATCGATACATAGCCCAAAGAGCTTATCCAATACCAGCATTTCAATCGATCACTTTCCCAATCACTAACCCTGAAATTGATAACGCAGATCGGGATGATTTACTAGCTGTATTTATGGGGATGCCAGTTCATATTCAAAACCTACCCAACCAAATATCAGGTGGAGATTTTGAAGGTTATGTTGAGGGCTGGTCATGGAGCACTCGGTTCAATGAATTGTTTCTCACAATCAATGTTTCTCCAGTCGCATTTAGTCAAGTGGCGATGCGTTGGAATATAACCCCAGTTACCGAGGCATGGAACACTTTAAGCAACACTTTGACATGGGAATACGCTACAATCGTATCCTGAGAATAGGACAATATGGCAACTACTACTAATTACAACTGGAGCACTCCAGACGATACCGCGCTGGTTAAAGATGGCGCAGCAGCGATTCGCACACTTGGTTCATCTGCTGACACAACTGTTAAAGCGTTAAATCCGGGAACTACTGCTGGCGATATTGATTATTATACAGCTGCAACAACTAAAGCCCGAATTGCAATTGGAACAGCTGGTCAAGTATTAAAAGTAAATTCTGGCGGAACTGCACCTGAGTGGGCAACAGACGCAACTGGTATGACTAATCCCATGACCACAACTGCTGACATAATTTATTCATCAAGCGGATCAACGCCAGCAAGGTTAGGAATTGGAACTGCCGGACAAATTCTTGCAGTAAATTCTGGAAGAACTGCTCCTGAATGGGTTAATGCTCCTGCAAGCGGTGGGATGACTTCAATTGCCTCTGGAAGTTTATCAGGAACATCCGTTGTTTTATCATCAATAACTGGTTCATATAAAAATTTATATTTGATAATTACAAGTCCGACAGTTAACACAACAAATCCAATTTCTCTTAGATTGAACGGAAATACAAGCAGCAATTATGCTTCAAAATATGGTGCGCTCAATTCAACCAGTTGGGTATTACAGCCAGATTATTCCCAGTTATACATAGATGGCGCAAATGTTGCAATACCAACAACTGCTAACGATTGGGTTTATACAGTAGAAATCAACGATTACGCATCAGCAAAATTTCACGATATTTATGCAACTTTACGCACAGGCGGAACAAGCACAGATTACAATTCTTTCAATAATTTTCGTCAAGCCGTTGCAATAACTTCAATAACAATTAAATGCGACAATGGAACTTCATCATTCACAGGCGGTTCTTACATACTTTACGGAGTGAACTAATGACAAAATCAAAGCCACAAATCAAAATTGTTAATTGCGAAACTGGTGATGAAATCATCAGAGATGCAAATGTTGATGAAATTGCACAAATGGCAATCGATACAGCAAACGCCACAGCGACAAAAGCTGAAGCGGAAGCAAAAGAAATTGCTAAATCTGCAATCCTTGATCGTCTTGGTTTAACTGCTGATGAACTAAAAACAATACTTGGCTAATGAAGCCTTGGTTATCTAAAGCTGCTGAAACTTTTAGGGATCAGGTAAATGACTGCTTCCCTGATCGCAAGCGCACACTTGATGGATGGATTGGTGATGCTCGCCATTCAGCCAGAGTCAGTCAGCATAACCCGAATGAACAGGGTGAAGTATGTGCCATCGACATTGACGCTCGCCTATCTGACCAAGAAGGGCTTAGTTTCGATTTGGCAGATCAGGTTCGACTCGCAGCAAAAAAGGATAAGCGTATTTATTATGTGATCCACGCTGGCAAAATTGCTAGTGCTAGATCATTATGGAAGTTTAGAAAATACACCGGAATTAATCCGCACCATAAGCACATTCACATTTCATTCAAACCAAATCAAAATGGCAAGAAGTTCGACATCCCACTACTGAAAGGCAATTAATGAAACTATCTAAAAAACACAAAGCAGCAATTAAGTCATATTTAAGAGCTGTGGCAGCTAGTGGAATTACAGTTGC